TATCCTAAGGATATCGTTGGTGGTGGTACTGGTTCTTATTACTCTGCTGACAACATCTTTATTCTAGGTCGTCAGCAAGAAAAAGATGGCACTGAAGTTACTGGTTACAACTTCATCATCAACGTAGAAAAGTCACGTTATGTTAAAGAAAAATCTAAAATTCCTGTTGCCGTATCTTTTGATGGTGGTATTAGCAAGTGGAGCGGTCTACTTGATCTTGCACTCGAATCAGGACACGTTGTCAAACCTAGCAATGGTTGGTATTCGAAAGTAGACGAAGACGGTGTAGTTGAGGACAAGAAGTATCGTATCAAAGATACTGAGACCAAAGACTTTTGGATGTCTATCTTAACAAGCAAGTCTTTCTACGACTTTGTTAAGAACAAGTATTCTGTCGGTAATGTATCAATGGTGCAGTCCGACGAATTGGACAAAGCCTTGGAAGAATTGGAGTTTGAAGATGAGTGAGCCATCTAAGTTTAAGCAAGAGTGGGAAGCCAAGAAACTTCTCAATCGTGCCAAGAAGAAAGCTAAAAAGACTCTGCAAAAACAAGGCTTTGGTCGTAAAGAAGCTACAAAGCAAGTCAACGCTGCAGTTAATCGTATTGCTGCACGACCAGTTGAACGTGCTTCTGGGCGAGGTGGTTAATGTCTGACCATCTCGCTAAACCACCTTTTGTAGTTCTAGAAAGCGCCTCAACAGGTGCTTATAGATTAAAATTGACAACTGGACCATATGCGGGTATAATCTTTTCTTACGGTGGCGTAAGGTTTGAGGAACAAGCTGACACCTGCAAACTTCACTTCGAATATGAAGTACACGAAGATGAAGGTGTCACGTATGTGACTAGTGAACTAGAAAACTATCTTGGCGACTTACTGCAGTTTATTATTGCCGAACAATTGCAGAAAAACGAAATAACATATACTGGTGGAGTTGATGAGAATTGAGCAGCAGATTCTGAGCAGACTGATTTATGATGAACACTATTGCCGAAAAGTAATCCCCTTTATCAAAAGAGAGTATTTTACTGACAAGAAAGAGTCTATCGTATCTAATGTCATTTCAGAGTTTTTCGGTAAGTACAATAAGCCAATCACAAAGGATATTCTTTCCATTGAGGTTGGTAACAGAAAAGATTTAACTGATAAAGAGTTGGCTGATGTCAACTCTTATATCGATGGTCTAACTGATACACCAGTCAATGAAGACTGGATGCTTGAACACACTGAAAAGTTCTGTAAAGATCGTGCAGTCTATAATGCGATCTTGCATTCTATCAAGATCATTGAAAAGCGTGATCCACTACATACGCAAGATGCGATTCCATCTATCCTTTCTGATGCGTTGGCGGTTTCATTCGACAGTCATATCGGTCACGATTATCTTGCTGACCACGAATCACGTTATGAATTCTATCATCGTGTAGAGGAAAAGATTGCCTTCGATCTAGAGATGTTCAATAAGATCACTAAAGGTGGTCTGTCTAAAAAGACTCTAAACATTGCTCTTGCTGGCACTGGTGTTGGTAAGTCCTTGTTTATGTGTCACGTTGCTGCAGGTTGTCTAACACAGGGTAAAAATGTGTTATACATAACAATGGAAATGGCTGAAGAACGTATCGCTGAACGTATCGACGCTAATCTGTTGAACCTGACTATGGATGAGTTAAAGGTGATTGACAAGGATATCTACGAGACTCGTATCAATAAGATTACGAAAAAGACTCAAGGTAAGTTGATCATCAAAGAGTATCCAACTGCTGGTGCGCACTCTGGCCACTTCCGTGCATTGTTAGAAGAATTAAAATTGAAACGAGAGTTTAAGCCTGATATTATCTTCATTGACTACTTGAACATCTGTGCAAGTCAGCGTATGAAGCAAGGGGCAAATGTTAATTCTTATACATATGTTAAGGCAATTGCAGAAGAGTTGCGTGGCTTAGCGGTTGAGTATAATGTTCCGATCGTCTCAGCTACTCAAACTACTAGATCTGGTTACACCAATTCAGATCCAGGACTGGAAGATACCTCAGAATCTTTTGGACTTCCTGCAACTGCCGACTTTATGTTCGCCCTAGTTAGTAACGAAGAATTGGAAGCATTGAATCAAATTATTGTCAAGCAACTAAAAAACCGATATAATGATCCTAGTTATTTTAAGAGGTTTGTTATCGGTATTGATAGAGCTAAGATGAAATTATATGATGTTGAAGCGTCCGCTCAGGTTGGATTGTCAGACTCTGGTCAAGAAGATGATGGTCCAGTATTCGATAAAAGCGACTTTGGTAAACGTGCAAAGGCTGAGGGAAGTTTTGAAGGTTGGAAATTCTAAGGAGAAGAAATGGTTAAGGTAATTGTAGCAAAAGAGAAATACGACGCATCCCATCTGCTTGGTCAGTTTGTCGATGAGCGACACTATGACATCCTCGTTGAAGAGGACTGTGATGTCTATGCACCACCAGACTGCGATCTTGGAACACAAGCAGAGTGTAACTCTGAATGTAGTTCTTGCGACAAGGGTATGGATGAGCGTAAGATTATCTTTAAATTCCGTAAGAATTACTTCAGCAAAGAAGAACAGGATGCTGCATATCTTGGTCTAAGAGAAGCTGCAGTTGAAACTCAGAACCGTGGTATTGCTGCTGGTCCACGTGGAGAGAAGTTGGGTAATCGTGAATGGGTTACTGACTATGAATATGACATCATTGACTTCTTCTCTAACCCAAAAGCCAACATTATGGGTACAGATCCCATTGATGAGATCAAAGCTGCTCACGCTGGTAAGCCAAGTGTTCCTTCTAACAAGAACAACGTCTGGGGTATTCAGGCTGTTAAAAAAGACAAGTTTGTATTTGACGAATGGGTAGAGGCTACTCGTAAGCTAATGCCAGATGAACAACGTGCTGAAGCCAAACGCATTGTTAACAAATACGTTTGTTCTACGACTTACGCCAATGGCGTGTTTTCTGGTATCGCTGGTTGGTTTGATCGCTATCCTCGCATCCCTTATGGTCGTGCCACATCTTATACTGAACGCAACCCAGAAAAATTTGCGATGGCTTTCCCATTCCTACAAACTCTGGCTGCTGGTTTCAAAGAATTGTTGCCTTGGAGATACAATAACCAGATGCAAGCAGCCAAGAAGATTGATCCACGCTTCTTAGTTCCTGGAACTCCGTTCACTACAATCACGGTCAACAAGACATTCCGAACTGCTGCTCACTACGATGCAGGTGACTTGAACGAAGGTCTTTCTAACCTGTTGGTTCTGTCCAATAACGGTAACTACAAAGGTGGTTATTTGATCGCTCCTGAGTATCGTGTTGCAGTTAATGTGCGTCCAGGTGACTTGCTATTGATTAACAACCACGAAGTTATGCACGGTAATACTCCGATCGAACTTCTTGATGAAACCGCAGAGCGTATTTCTTTGGTTTGTTACTTCCGTGAGAATATGCTCACACTGGGTAGCAAAGAGTATGAAGATTGCCGTTACGAATTCGTTGAATCTCGTCGTCTGAATAAAGAACATCCAGGTCACAAGAATGAGGATGGGACTGACCGCCATCTATGGAATGGTGTTTCTGCAGGTATGTGGGAAAGCCAAGAGTGGTATGATTTCTGCGAAAATAAACTTGGTCACGATGAACTTATTAAATATCATCCAGAGGCAGAAAAATCTAACAGCTTGGAAGGTTTCTTCTAATGTGTGCAGTAATCGGGGCTGTCATTCAGCAGCCCACACGTGATGACTTTGATATGATAAAACGTGTGTTCCACGAATCTCGTATTCGTGGGATGCATGCGACTGGCATCTCTTTCTTACCCAAGTGGTCCAGTGACATCGAAAGTATTGTAGAGCCTATCCCAGCGGATAAATTCATTGAGAAGTTTCTGCACAATGATAACTTGGCTGATATGGTTGCGGATGATGGTAACCTTTACCTAATCGGACACTGTCGTTACAGCACTTCCGATCTAGAATACAACCAGCCGATCTGGAACAACTATATGAGCGTAGCCCACAATGGTGTTATTACTCAAGAGTTGCCAGAGAACTGGGAATCGTTATATGGTTACAAGTGCCACGGAAAGAACGACACCGAGTTATTGCTGCATACCTTTGCCGCTGGTAAATCTCCGCTAGTTGAGTGGAAAGATTCCTCTCTTGCAGTTTGCGTTCTTGACAAGAACCGAACTCTTACCGCATTTCGTAATGGCAAGCGTCCGTTATATTTGACAAATACACATAATGGATGTATAATTACGTCTACTGCTGATGTTATTAAACGTGCAGGAATTGCAGAAGAACCATTTTTAATCAATATGAATATGTACTGTGTCTTTGATGGCGACTTGACGATGTCTATTGAAAGTGTAGAGATCGAAGGTGCAGTGGATTTACAAGATGTTGTTTGTTAACTCAACTAAAGTAGAGCAGCTTATTGCAAGCAGCCCAGCTGGTAAGAATACAAAGTTCTTATCAGCTGCACATTCATTGTGGTATCGTTTCCACAATTATGAGAAAGCATTACCTATGGCTTATGAAGTTAATGGTGATGTTGTTTGTTTAATCTTTGCTACATTTAATCGAGATGGATATGCCAATCTCTACGAAATTGTCACACTTGAAGGAAAAGAAGGGCAGGGATATGCATCTAAGTGTTGGGATGCTTGGATCAACTACGCAGTCTGTGAAAGAAATACTAAAAGACTCAAAATATCATGCACACCATCTTCGGTCACATGGCATTACAGAAATGGTCTCATCTTCTGGGCAGTTGACCCAACAGGCTCGCTCCGTTCTGATCAGCCTCTTTACGCCACACGTGCAGAGCAAATCGCATTTAGAGACTTTGCTATCTGCAGCCCAAGCCAAGCTCTGCCACCACCAAAAGTAAGAGAGCAGTTTAGAAAAGAAGGTTTGGAAAATTACGACTGGGGCGCTAAAAAGAAAGCCAAGACTCAAGCTGCTATCGAAGCAGTCGGTGATGCTTGGTTGCGTGACGCACTGTTGACAGAACCTTCTTTGGAAGAGTTTTTAGAATAATGGATTATCGTTTAAAAGAAAATCGTCGTGAAGCGTTCATCAGATGGTATGCATGGTCATTGAAGTATGATGATTGTGACCCAGCTGTGTGGGCTACCAACTACCTACATAACAGATACAATCACAATGACGAAGAAAGAATCTGGTTTGCTTGGTTGTATGGAAATACGTACCAACTGCCAACTGCTTGGGTGCTAAAGAATGAATTCCCAGACTTTGAGTTGGCTACAGTAGATCGTATCACTCAGTGGAATACAACTAACTATAAACGATTGCGCTATCAGACTGACACAAAATGGAACAAGGGGCATCTCCCTGCTATGTTTGCGTCTTACAAAAACTTTATTGGCAACAAACCTCAACGAGAAGTATTAGAAAGTTATTATGGATCCACTGACACGGAGAACTTTGATAATTTGTGGGCAGTCATTAAAGATAGCTTGCATAAGTTTGGTCGTTATTCCACTTGGTTCTATCTTCAGCATCTTAAGCATACTGCTGGGATCCGTATTGCTCCTTCTTCTCTCATGCTTAGTGATTTTGATGGTTCCCGTTCTCATCGTAATGGATTACTTCTTGCCCTTGGCAGGGATGACGATTATGATAGAAGACTCACTAGCGCAGATTATTCGAATCTGGAATCACAGGCTACTGAAATTCTCGTCGAAAGTAAAGCGAGGTTTCCCGATCTAAGTGATCAGATAGATTTCTTTACGATGGAAACCTGCTTATGTTCATTCAAGAAGATTTTCCGTGAGAAACACGGTCGGTATCTTGGTTACTATCTTGACCGACAAGCTGAAGAAATTATGCAGTCAGAAAAAGATGGATGGTACGGCATTGAGTGGCAGGTTCTATGGGACGCACGTAATGAAACCATAGACTTAAGACTTGATGATAAACGTGGGATTGATAAAGAAAGATTCCCTAACTTTATTCGTACTGGTAGATTAGAAAATTTGGAATGGATGTTCGACGACGAGCAACCTGTTTTGATGGGATTAGAAGCATTCGCTTAAAGGAAGATTATGTCATTTGTTGATAAATTGGGTGTTCAGGATCAGATTAGTGTTACCCTTATTAAGAACACACTAAAGACTCGTAAGATTATTGCTGTAGGTGGTCAACCTGGAACTGGTAAGACTACCCTGTTCCGTAAGTATATGGAAGGCAAAGACTGGATCTTATGTGAACCAGCCAAGCTAGTCTCGGCTTCTTACAATGCAGACCGAGATCTATACATCCTTGGTAAGTACGATGAGGGTGAGACTTTTGCTGGAACAGACCGTCTTTCTATGGCGGTGCAGCCTCCGCTCCAAGAGTGGATCGCTTCCCATAACTGTAACATCCTTTTCGAAGGAGATCGAGTCTTTAATCAATCTTTCTTAGAGTTCTGTATGGGTCTGCCGAATACCGAACTGCAAGTGGTCTACCTAAAGGCTCCAAAGGATCTCCTAGAGCAACGATACAAAGATCGTGGTTCCGACCAGTCCGAGCAATTCCTAAGAGGTCGGGAGACTAAATATAGTAATCTACTATCAAATTTTGAGTTAATGCCCTATATTACTGAGTTTAGCAACACTAACTTAGAGGAGCAATCGAAAGTCCTAGCCTTCTTGGATCAACATCTAGGTTGAGGTTAGGACTTTCTAGGGAGCTATGAATTTCCTAGAAAAAGCCAACTTCGACTGGATGGATATGCTCAACTTCTATGAGCGACCATTTAGAGCTAAACTCATACCTGCAAAAATTTGGAGAGACTTAGACGAGTATGAAAACGACTCGGCTGGTCTCTCCAACTACTTTAAGAAGTGGCGAACTAGAATCGAGTTCAGGGAGCCACCAAAGAAGACAAAAGTCTGGCAAAAGTATGTAGCCGTTGGTGGAGAATATGCACCCGACGAGCGCCAGTGCGCTATCCAAATCTACACTGTTAATTTTGACAAACACGAGTTCACTCAAAAAACTTGGGACAAGTTTAAGTATCGTGTGATTCAAACCTTGATGCATGAGATGATTCACTTCATGCAATACGATCGTCGCTACGACGAATCTAGTAATTACGTAGTTCCTTACAAGAGAGTTGGTCACTCTCTTAAAGATGCTGAACGCAGATACCTTTCTGAGTTTGACGAGATTCAAGCATACGCTCACTGTGTCTATCTCGACTTTAAAATGAAGAAACCTAACGTGCCTATAGATGTTCTTCTAAGTCGCTGTAAGAAACACCGTGACTCTTCTACCCTACACTACTTCTTAAAAACTTTCGGCTACGACTTTAAGAATAACATATCACCTCAAAAAATCATCCAACAGGTAGGTAAGTGGGATAGAAAGTATTTAAAGCACTTGACCTAAATAGTTAGTTCTGTATAATAAACTAACTATGGCAAATTACGATTACGAGAAGATGGCTGAAACAGCCAAGAAGATAAAGACTCACCTAGAGAAGAAAGGTGTTTCTGCTGCCATCAAAACATCTCGTTACCAAACTCAAATCAAAGCAGTTGAAGTTGCTTATCCTGACAGTTTAGAAAAACTGTTAAAAGCGACAGGGCTTCTTGCATCTATAAATGATTTGACGCCAACAGAAGAAAAGTCTATCTCTGGTAAGTACAAAGCCAAGCTAATTAAGATAACTACTGCTTCTGGTGGAGCCACTAAGGGTGAAACCTTTTTCTTAGTCAACACCTATACAGAAAAAGGTACGTTAAAAACAAAAGACCTAGCACCAGACAAGTTGGGTTTAACGGCAGCAAGTGGTTATACGTCTCTGGCTGCTTTTGACAAAGCTGTATACGATGGAATAGAAAAGTTAAAAGTCGGTTCTGATATCAAAACTGCTCTTGTACAACTGTACAAATCAGTAGCGGATAACAAGAGCAAAGGCGACAATGTTTCTATGAATGCTGCAGCCAAAAAAGCGATGGAGTCTGTCAAACCTCAAGACCGTCAGGCTATCGGTAAAGACTTTGGCGAGATACTTTCACTGCGTTGGTACTTAACTCAACCGCATGGTTCAGGATGGACTAAGTTTGGCTTTTCTGTTATCAGTAACGAAGCTCTTATCGACTTTTATGTAGACCGTAAAGTCGGAAACAAAACTATCAGGTCGGATGTTTCTGCTAAGTTTGAGGCAGGTGCTGCTCCTTCTATTGGTGCTATCGTGGATAATATCGACAAGGTGTATAAAACACCTAAAGCAGAAGAGCTAAAAGCCATTAATGTTTTAAAAGCGTTGGCTGGAAAAGATGACAACACATCTACTAAGATTCTAAAGGCATTCGAAACTCTTAAGCTACCAGCATACAACAAGCTAAAGGCTATTGTCGGTAAAACTAACTTTACTATTTTAGATGTGTCTGCTTCTATACAAAAGATTGCCGCAGCCAGCAAGACTCCTGCAAACAGACTTAAGATGTTCTCGACTGAGTATGGTCCAATCTACGAAGAGTTAGGAAAGACTGCTTCTAAAGACTCTCTGGACATCGTGTTCGCTTCTGCTTCCTATAAGAAATACTACTCGCTTGTTCTAGCTCCTATGGGTTATGCCCTTGTAGACTATATGAACAAGAATAAGATCTACCAGGAGATCTTAAATAACATTAGCCGAGAAATGAAAACCGAACAGGTATACCTAAACTTCACTGGAGACAAGCTGTCCTTTGAAAAGAAGCTGTTTTCTAATGCTGAATTCAAGTTCGCTTACGGTGCTAACGCCAAGGATTCAGACAACACAGGTATCAAATTCTCGATGAAATAAAGCTGTTCCTAAATAATTACATTACTTTATACTGATGGATTCCAATGAAAGATTACAGACAATTTTTAAAACAATTACCGTCCAAGACTGTCGTTCTAGCCTGTGGGAAGTTTAACCCTCCTACACTAGCACATGAGATGGTCATCAAGACTGTAAAGAAACTGGCTGAGTCTAAAGGCGCAGACCACGTAATCTATGCGTCCAATATTAGCGATGCGAAAAAGAATCCCCTATTAGCAGAAAAGAAGCTCCAGTATCTTGATCTGGTGTTCCCTAAGACCAACTTCGTTGAGTCTGGAGATAACATTGCAGAAATTATCAAGACCCTGAGAGAAAACTATAAGAATATTATCGTTGTCACTAGTGCTGATAAAGTTCAGTCTCTAAAGAAGTACAGAGTAGAAACTGTTGCTATCGGTGACAAAGATCCAGATAGCGAAGACTCTGTTAGAAGTTTAGCAGCCAAGGGGTTGTACGAAGAGTTTAAAAAGAACCTTCCAACTTCTATCCGTGAACTTGATAGTCGTCGTTTGATGAATGACATTCGTGTTGGTTCTGGTTTAGAACCAATCAAAGAACAGATCAACTTAGTGAAAGATGATTTAAGAGAGCAATATTTTAGAGGCGAGATCTTTAATGTAGGCGATATCGTTGAACACGGCGGCGCTGAGTATGAGATTGTCAAACGTGGTTCAAACCACTTGCTTTTAAAAGACGAAACAGGTAAACTTGTGTCCAAGTGGATTCAAGAAGTCAAACAGGTTAGTAAAACAAAATTTAAATTTAAAAATGCGGACAAATCAGTAGCAGCTGAGACTGGTGCAATGCCTATCAATGGCAAACCTTTTGACCCATTTTTTAAAGAATCATTCAAACAGTGGAGAGCAAAATAATGAAAGAGTTGAAGGCAGCAATTAAGGTTCTGTTGGCAAATGCCACAGTGATGTATTACAAGGCTCATCAATTCCACTGGAATGTGGAAGGTATTCACTTCACTCAATACCATGAGTTCTTCGGAGAACTTTATTCTGATGTTTATGACTCTATCGATCCAACAGCAGAACTTCTGCGCAAGTTAGATGAGTATGCTCCTGTTAGTTTAGATGAATTGTTTAAGTATAAAACACTAAAAGAAGAAACAACTCGTGTAGAATTGCTAGCAGATATTTTAGCTAGTTTGATTAAAGCAAATGACGAAGTATTGATTAGCTTAAATAAAGTGTTTGATCTAGCTACACAAAACAAACAACAAGGTATTGCAAACTTTGTTGCAGATAGAATCGACACGCACCAAAAACACGGTTGGTTCTTACGTGCATCTGCAAAGAAAATAGGATAAAAATGAAATCATTTATCGACTACCTAAAAGAAGAAGCTGAAGAAGAAGGTGCTAAACTAAAGCACATTCATCACGCTGAAGACCGTCCACTGATGCATGGTAAAGAAGGCTTTGAACATGCACATGGCGCATTGACTCAAGCGCACGAACATATGAAGTCTGGTAAGAAGTCCAGCGGTCTTACTATGAAGTATGATGGTTCTCCATCTGTTGTTTACGGACACCACCCAGAGTCTGGTAAATTCTTTGTTGCTTCTAAATCTGCGTTCAATAAGAATCCAAAACTAAATTATTCTCATGAAGATATCGAAAAGCACCATGGACATGCGCCAGGTCTTGTTGATAAACTAAAGTCTGCTCTTGATCACCTACCAAAAGTAGCACCTAAGAAGGGTGTGTATCAAGGTGATATTATGCACAGCGGTGATGTTGAGCACAAGAAGGGTGGCGGTGTATCGTTCAAACCAAACACTATCACTTATACTGCTAAAGGCGACCAAGCTAAAGCGCACAAAGAAGCTAAGCTAGGTGTTGTCACTCATACCAAGTATGAAGGTAAGACAATGGCTTCTATGAAAGCTACACCGCATGTTAGCGACAAAGAGTTCGGCACACACAAGGATGTTGCACATCATACTGCTGAACACGACACTTCTAAGATCAATTATCCAGAAAGTGCTCACAAAGAATTCCAAGGTCATATGGATGCTGCTAAAAAGATCCACGACACCCACGGTAAAGATATGTACAAAGCTACAGAAAAACATCGTGGTGAAAATACTCATATGACTACTTACATCAACAGCACTGTTAGAAATGATGAGAAGCCATCTGCTGAAGGTTTCCAGAAACATATTACAGCGCAAGGTGAGAAAGCTGCCGCTAAAGTCAAGACAGAAAAGTCTCAGTCAGCAAAACGTGCCGAGCATGCTGAACACGTATCACATGTTGAAGCGAACAAAGAACACTATAATAATTTGTTTGCTATGCATCACCACCTACAGCAAGCTAAGAATACTCTCGTTAAGCACCTAGAAACTCACGAAGGTGGTTATGAGCATCACATCAATGGCACTAAGTCTAAACCAGAAGGCTTCGTTGTTAATCACAAAGAAGAACCAACTAAATTAGTTAATCGTGCTGAGTTCGCAAAAGCTAACTTATTAAAGGTAAAGAAATGATCTCTTTTAAAGAATATGTTACAGAAGGGCTAGCTGACGATATCCTTGCATCAGCTAAGGCTGCTGGTCTTAAAGGTAAGATCGCTCCACCACTTGCTGACCGCAAAAAGGCAACTGTAAAGTTGCTTAAGCACCGTGCAAGAGAAGCCAAGAGAAATCCTCCACCACCAAGAGAAATGCCACCACGTAAAACTGGTTTCGGTTCTGGTGCCGAAGACGACACTAAAGGAACTTAAAATGAAAAATTTTAAAGATTATCTAATTGAAATGGATAAGAGTCAAACTCCTCCAGGGCGTGATGGTAGCGGTAGTGATCCCGATGCTGGTAAAAAACAATACACAGCAAAGATGACCACAGCAGATAAAATGATGAAAGATGCTCATAAGGCTATGATGAAGTCAATGAGCAATTCTGACAAAGTTAAAAAAGGCTGGCGCAATCCTAATATGAAAGAAGAGTTGACAGCAGATGAAATGTTCGATCTTATCGAAGAGATGGCACAAGAAATCTCTGAAGAACTACAGATGGATCTTGAACAAGTCTGGGAAGAGTTGGATGAATTTTCTGACAACGAATTACTAGAAGCATGCAACTGCTGGAAAGGTTACAAACGTAAACCAGGAACTAAGCCATGCGCTGAAGGTTCTTGTGTTAAAGAAGAAATCGAGCAGTTGGATGAAGTTGGTAATACCACAAAAGGTCAAAAACTTTTGCGCATGGTAAATAAACGTGCTGTGAATAGATTGACTTCTAAAAAAGCAGACACAGATCCAGCATATGCAAAGAAAGCACAAGAAACACACCTTGCTGCTGATGAAAGATTAAAAGAAGATACTAATCTAGACGAAGCAGCTGTTGATGCTAAAGGTTACAAGTCTTCTACTGGTGGCTTGACACAAAAGGGTCGTGATGCTTATAATCGTAAAGAAGGCTCTAACCTAAAGGCTCCAGTTACTACACCACCTTCTAAGTTGAAGAAGGGTAGCAAATCATACAACCGTCGCAAATCTTTTTGTGCACGTATGAGTGGCGTAGAAGGTCCAATGCGTAAACCAAATGGTGAACCAACACGCAAAGCGTTGGCACTAAGAAAGTGGAACTGCTAATATGTTATCTTTTCTATCATTCCTAAAAGAAGCCAAGACTGAGAAACATGCAGTCATGGCTTTTGGTCGTATGAATCCTCCGACAGCTGGTCATGAACAAGTTGTCAATAAGGTTCACGAAGTTGCTAAAGAACATGGCGCAGAACACCATGTTGTTCTATCACACAGCGAAGATAAAAAGAAGAATCCACTTCCTGTTGACAAGAAAGTTGAGCATGCTAAGAATGCATTCCCAGGAACAAATGTTCGTGGTGCTTCTAAAGAAAAGCCGACTATTCTACACCACGCTGCAGACTTACATAAAGCTGGCGTGAAACATCTTCACGTTGTTGCTGGCTCTGATCGTCACGAAGCAATGCACGAATTGTTGCATAAATATAATGGGCAAAAAGCTGCTCATGGTCATTATAACTTTAAGTCTATTACAGTTCACTCTTCTGGTGAGCGTGATCCTGATTCAGAGGGTACTGCTGGAGTTTCTGGAACTAAGATGCGTGAACATGCGACATCTGGTAACAAAGAAGAATTCCACAAGAACTTACCTTCTAAGATGAAACCCGAGCACAAAGAAGCATTGTATCACGACCTACGTAAGCATATGGGGCACTAAAATGAAGAGTTACAAACAATTCTCTGAAGGAACTATCCAATCAAATGGAACTGACAAGATTGAGATTGGTTCTGTAGATATTGCCTCTAAAAAGAAAACGGATAAAGAAATGAAAGATCAACAAAACGAATCTTGGACATTCGACACTGCTGCTATGGCTAAACAAGAACTAGCAGACGCTAAGAACAAAGCACATCGCAAGCGTGGTAAAGTTGCTAACCTGCTACGTAAGTTAGGTATGAAAGAAGAAGTATCTCTTGATGAGGGGCTTGATCCTAGTGAAGTTGCTAGCAACCCAAAAATGTACAGTGCAGATACTGCCAAGAAAGCATACTACCACAAGAACGCATCTGCTAGCGATAAAGAATCTCTGGAACGTCATCTAGATCGCCACCATGGTAATAAAGAGTGGCGCAAACCAGTTAAAGAAGAAATTCAAGCAGTTGAAGAAGGCGTGTTTAAGGGTACTGCAGAAGTTGTTAAACAAGCAGTGCGTGTTCCATATCGTGCAGTTAAACGTGTAGCTGGCGCAGTCCTTGATACTGCTAAAGATGTTGGTGATGCAGCCAAAAACATTAAAAAGAAATTTAAGGAAGAAGTTGAGCAGATCGATGAAGTTAATCATCGTGAATACGCTTCTGCGGGTAAGATGCACCCATCAATGGCTAAACATATGACAGCTGGTTCTGAGTGTGACTTTTACCATTCAAGCACTGGTGATAAACTATCTGGTGTTGTCAAGCACAAGTCTGATAAAGAAGTTCATATTAAAGCACACAAAGACGGAAAGATGGGAGCAGGAGAAATGCATAAATTTACAATTTCAGAAGAGCTAAAAGGTGGTCAAGCTAATCTTGACAAAAACCACAATGGCAAGTTAGACAAGCAAGACTTTAAACTTCTACGTAAGAAACTAAAGGAAGCTAATATGCCTAAGCCAGCTAAAGCAGTTGATGTTGACAAGGTTAACACTGCTGGTGAAAAACCACATGAAGAAAAATGGGAAGACGTTAAGAAAGTGAAGAAAGAATCTTATACTGCTGATCAACTTCTTCAAGCTCTAAAAGAAGGTATGTGGCCAGGTACTCCAGAATATAATGCTAAGTTTGGTAATCAAGCAAAGCAAGGTGGTGGTGCTGGTGTGAAGAAAGGTACTCGTTATGGTGGCTCTCTACAAAAGCCAGAAAAAGAAGATGATAACGATGCTGACGATAAAGCAACAAAGAAACCAAAGAATAAATAACATTACAGTCCAAAATCAAGGAGATTAAAATGGCACTATGGGGAAATACAGATAACGCTGGTAGCAAGCCAAAGTTCGTTACACAAGACGCTAACGGAACTATTGGTGGTACTGCTGGTGTAGCAATCACTTATGGCGTTGACGCCGTAGAAGAAAACGTAGCTTCTAACAAAGCCAAGGGCATGCAGCATGCTGGATGGGTTCGTCGCCTATCTTATACTGATGCACAAGGTAATGTTCGCAACAAGACTGAGACGCTAGTCGCTATGGGTTCTATGACTGGTGACGCTGCCGACGACGCAGTTGTAGCTGACGCTTAATTAGATTATATTGGAGGGAGCAATCCCTCCATTTGATTATGCAAACAAAATTGGATGAGAGTAACTTTTTAGTATATGCAATGCACCACTATGATAACCCACAATGTCATAGTATAGCAGAGTTCGAAGACGATCTTAAAAAGATTTTATATCTTAAAAAGTTGCTCACTCGTTATAAGGTTAATGGAGAGTTGCGAGAGCGACTGATCCTAAATCATATTATAGTATTGTATAACATTTTTGGAGAAGCAGCAACTAATATGCTGTTTTACAAAATTGAAGAATCTAATTGGGATGTGTTAGTTACATTTTTGGTTTATCTAGAAAGAATGCCAGAAACACTACCACACTACGGAATAAAACTTTCTGATATTAAGTTAGACGAAAGAGTTATAGCTACTTTAAGGGATATTTAATGAGTCGCATTGTAGATAACGTGCTGGCATTAAAGATAGTTAGAATGTTAGTAACTAACTTTACTGATACACCTGCGTTTAAACTAGGCATCATTGATGCTCGTGGTAACACACTAAGACCATCTAGCTCTCTTCGCACAAGCGAAGAGAAAGATGCATTCACTTATTTGAATCGTCTAGTGTTTAACATGAAAAAACTTATTAATAGACTTCCAGGTGGCGAGAACCAGTTGAAAAGTTTAGTTGGTGCATTGTGGTTAGTAAAAGAATACTACCAAAGTGGCTCCAAAACTACTTCCCTATTAGAGCAAAGATATAAAGAAGTGCTTCGTGTGTTAGACAGCAATGTTGTCTTGGCTGAAGAACAATTGGTTGTTAAGAAAGTTTTATCCGAAGATGGTATGGGTGCTGGCGCACCAACAAATAATACCAGTGGACCAGTTGCTACTCAAGAACCAAAGATCGAAAAGAAAAACATTAAGAAGTACCAGATAATGGCTCGTCGATCTTCTCCTGTGAACAAATAAAATGTGGATATTAGACTGGCTACCCTTTTGGGTCTTTCACCTTATCACGCTAGCGGGAGTGCTTGCGCTAATTGCAGCACAATTCTTTAAGTTCATTCCAGTCGTTTCTCAGTATCGCTTACCGATTCAAGTTGGCGGTATTCTTATTTTAGCCTTTGGGGTTTATATGGAAGGCGGTATTGCTACCCAAGAAAAGTGGGAAGCAAGAGTCAAAGAGGTTGAAGCAAAAGTTGCTGAGGCAGAAGCTAAGTCTGCTAAAGTTAATACAAAGATTATCGAAAAGGTTAATACTAAAGTAGAAATCGTAAAGGTTCGTGGCGAAGAGATCGTTAAATATGTTGATAGAGAAATCACAAAGTATGACGATCAGTGCAAGATCCCTAAGGAATTTATAAAAGCACACAATGACGCAGCGGAGCCAACTAAATGATTAAAACATTATTATCCTTAGCTGTAGCACTATCATTAGTCGGTTGCGCTACTCCAGTTCCAGTGACAGCAAAGTTTCCAGAACCTCCTGGTAAACTTTCTACTACACCATGCGCTAATCTTCAAAAGTTAAATGAAGATGCAAAATTAAGCGACGTAGCAAAAACAGTAACAGTTAACTACACAGAATATTATATCTGTGCTGTTAAGGTTGATGCTTGGATCGAGTGGTACAATGTTCAAAAAACAATATTCGAGAATGTAAAATGATAGACGCAGAAAGGGTCGCTAAATTGGAAGCGCAAGTAGAATCTATTAAAGATGATGTCGCTGAGGTTAAGGGCGACATCAAAGAGTTGCATTCACGCATCACAACTGGTAATCGTGAGATTATGGATAAACTTGATGACAAGATTGATGCGCTTGCAAAATCAGACAAAGCACAACACGAAACTCTAAAGAATACAATGGACGAAGTTAAAGGTCGTGTAGATATTTTAGAGAGATGGCGTTGGATGATTGTCGGTGGTGCAATCGTTCTTGGTTATTTAATTGGACATCTAGAATTTTTCACTAAGATTATTGGCAAATAAACTTTGCTTTGCAACCATGGATAGGGTATAATTTACTTTATCCATGAGGTTTTACAATGCTATACATTGATGCAAAGTACGCACAAATCTTGGGTCCACGCCTAAGAAATTTCAAAAAAAAGAAAGATTACAATTGGAACTTTTCGTGTCCATTTTGTGGCGATAGTACAACCAACAAACTAAAAGCACGTGGTTATCTCTATCGAGCCAAAGCTGATCTTTTTTACAAATGTCACAACTGTGGTAAGGGAACCAATCTAGGAAACCTTATCAAGTATGTAGACTCTAACCTATATGATGAATATGTTCTTGAACGCTACAAAGCTGGCGCAACAAGATACAATGATCACAAAGACATTAGTGACACTAGTGTCATTCTAGAATCAAAGCAAGAAGAATTGTTGGAAGACGATATCCTCGAGTCATTGACTCGTATGGACAAGTTGCCTGCATCTCATCCTGCATTGAAGGTTCTTATTGATAGAAAGATTCCACGTAACAAATGGAATCTACTCTATTTTGCTCCGAAGTTTAAAGCATTCACTAATTCGGTGACAGCTAAATTTCAAGAACCTATTGAGGGCGAGCACCCTCGTTTAATCATCCCATTCTTTACTAACGCTGGAAAGTGTTTTGCTTTTCAAGCTAGAGCGTTTGGTGATGAACAACCTAAGTATTACACTATCAAAGTTGACGAGACTGAGGAGAAAATTTATGGACTCGACAGAATTGATTTCAGCAAACGAATTTATGTGGTTGAAGGTCCAATCGACTCTTTATTCATCCCCAATTGCGTGGCTGTTTCAGGAAGCAGTTTTGACACCCCTACTGTTCGTAGCATCCTTACTAATGCTACACTGGTAATGGATAATGAGCCTCGCTCTAAAGAAATTACCAAACTTATGGAAAAGAATATAGACGCAGGTTACTCTGTGTGTATGTTCCCAGAAAGTATCGAACAGAAAGATATTAATGATATGATCGTCCATGGGGGAATGACTCCCGAAGAAATTCTCGAGACGATAAATACAAATACCTTTTCAGGCATTGAAGCGAAATTAAAATTTAGTACATGGAAGAAAGTATGAAAGTAAAACTGATTAGTTATAGTAAGCCATCCACTCAGATGTATGGTGAAGGATTGATGGATGCACAAGATTTAGTTGCGTTTTGTGCCAGAGTTAGTAACCCCAGCAACCAATTCAACACAGAGACAGCAGAGAAGTTAATTCGCTATTTGGTCAAGAACAAACATTGGTCACCACTAGAAATGGTCAGTGCTTGCCTTGAAGTTGAAACCACACGTGATATCGCTCGTCAGATGTTACGTCATCGTTCTTTCTCGTTCCAAGAATTCAGTCAACGCTATGCAGACCCTACTGCAGCAATCGGCGATGCCTTTGTGATTCGTGAAGCGAGATGGCAAGATACAAAAAATAGGCAAAATTCTGTTGAAGTAGACAAAACAGATGAAGCCCAAAGACTACTTGCTATTGAATGGGAACGTGCTCAAAAGCGTGTACTGTACGCTGTTGAGAAAGAATATAAATGGGCTATTGAAAACGGGATTGCTAAAGAACAAGCCCGAGCAGTATTGCCTGAGGGACTGACTGTCTCTCGTTTGTATATGAATGGTACATTGCGTAGTTGGGTTCATTTTATCGAACTGCGTAGTGCCAATGGAACGCAAAAAGAACATATGGAAGTCGCACGTGAGTGCGCAAAAGTAATCGCTGAAGTCTTCCCTATGGTGGGCGACTTCGTATCAGAATAATAAAATTTGGAGTATTGTATGGAAGATGTCGTGCATGGCATTAGGGTGGATTATTCACGTGATAATCTATTCGACGAATTGGGAAAGATAAGATTAAAAGAAAGTTACATGCGAGATGAAGAAGTTTCGCCACAAGAAAGATTCGCTTATGTTAGTAGTATGTTCGGTAGTAACCCTGAGCATGCTCAGCGCCTGTACGATTATTCCTCGCAACATTGGTTGTCGTACTCAACCCCAATCCTTTCCTTCGGAAGATCGAAGAGAGGTTTGCCTATCAGTTG